AATGTGGACGTTGACAAATTTATTCAGTTCGTCAAAATCGCTCAAGATATTCATATTCAGAATTACTTAGGTACAAAACTATTCCAAAAACTGCAAGCTGATATTACAGCAAACACTTTGACAGGCAACTATCAGAGTTTAGTTACCACGTACGTCAAGCCTATGCTTATCCATTGGGGAATGGTTGAGTATTTACCTTTCGCAGCTTACACAATTGCAAACAAAGGCGTTTACAAACATTCATCTGAAAACTCTGAAAACGTAGATAAAAACGAAGTTGATTACTTGTTAGAAAAGGAACGTAATATTGCTCAAAACTACACGCAAAGATTTATAGACTATATGTCTTTTAATCAGCACTTGTTTCCGGAATATCGTTCTAACAAGAACAACGATATTTTCCCTGATTCAATGAATAACTATACAGGTTGGTATATATGAGAACTAAGATTAAACTTTACAAACCTAAAGAAACTAATGTAGAAAAGCTTCGTGTTTTTCTAGCTAAACTAAACACAAAAGAAAATGGCAAATAGTAATGGTTGGGGTGATGGTGCTGCCAACAATTCAATAGGTTGGGGACAAGGCGCAAACAACTCTATCAATTGGGGTAAATCGCATTCTTTATCTAATGCAGGTTTAACTGACATAGTAGGTGTTGCAGGTGAACCAACTTACGACACTAATGCAGCAGCGTTTTTTACTTCAGCAGGAATTACTGACGTAACTCAAAAAATAGCAATTAATAATTTAGTGATTGGATTAAAAGCAGATGGACTTTGGACTTCGATGTATGCAATTTATCCTTTTGTTGGAGGAACTGCATCAACACACAAATGGAATCTAAAAGACCCTAGAGATTTGAATGCTGCTTATAGACTTCAGTTTAACGGAGGTATGACACATAGTTCAAACGGAATTTTATTCAACGGAACAAATGGATGGGCAGACACATCTGCTACTAATACAACAGCAACATTCGGAGCATATACAAGAAATGCAACTGACAATGGTGCTGACTACATGGGAACTCAAGATTCAGAATTGATTATAGATGAATTTCCTTATTGGAATCTTATCAATGGTTTTCAAGTATCACATTCCACATTTATTATTTCTTATGGCTACGCTTTTACAAATACAAATAACACCATTAGAACGGGTTTAAACACGGTAACTAATGACGGAAGCCAAAAGTATTACAAAAATGGAGTTTTAAAAAATACAGCATCAAGTGTGTTTTTAGGTTCACCAAGTATTAACATGGGCATCGGTGCAATTAACCCAAACAGTAATACTGAAGGAGGGACTTTTGGTATTGAAGGATACTCCAATCAGCAAATCGCATTTTCATTTATGGCAAATGAAACATCACTAAAAAGTGTAGTTCCACCAAATT